TATGCAAATAAACTTAGTTATAACTTAGGCAGTACACTTAAATATATAACCAGAAACAAGGGTGGTAAGGAAGATAGAATCAAAGACCTTATGAAAGCCAAACACTTTATTGATCTAGAACTAGAAATGGTGTACGGCGTAGATCAAGAAGGCGAAGATATAGGCAAGTATAGTATTGAAGTTACTATTGGTTAGTTTTGCAAATTTCTTTCTATAATTTTTCTTAAATTTTTTGATAGCCTGTTGTAACTTATTTTTGCAAATCTTTTTGGATCTTCTGCTTCTGCTAATTTTTTTGCATCTGCTCTGATTTCACGCAAAACCTCACGCATAATTGCTTCTTTAGATGGGTTGTTAAGGTTTTTATAATAATCTGAAACAACTAACTCTGATATTAGTAATTCAACAGGTTGCCCCATATGTTTAGCTAATAACTGATCGGCTTGTCTATCTCCTGTATAAGGCAACACATCTCGTCTTTTAAGACCCAATCTATCTATTTCTTTTTCAGCTGGATTTTTTGCTTCTCTAACAGTAACACCAGTAAGTTGTCTTGTTAAAGGTCCTGGTAATTCTAAATTTGTAAAAGGCAACCTAACTGTTTCTGGCCTACCAGGTGTAGCCTCCCTTGTTGGAGATTTGACTTCTGCAAATTTCTCTCTGTAAAAGGGTATGCTTGTTCCAAGTTGTTCTGAAATATCTCCTTGTATTGTACCGGTTGGAAAAGTAGTCCTAAATTCTTGTTGCTGATCTACAAAATCATTAAACATTCTAAATGGTGTTAGATAACCACCAAGAACATCAGAAGTAAATCTTGATACAGCTTTTCTAATTTTTTCTTCACTATCAATACCTGAAATATCGTTTATTAAATTATCAACTAAAGCAAGTCCAGCACCAGCCCTAAACTGCGCACCAGACAAGCCCTGAATTATATCTTTAGAATCAGGCGGTATTCTGCCATCTTCAGCCCTTACAACTAAATCTGCTACTAATAAATATGGAGTTAAGGGAAAATAAGGTCTAGCATCTATTGTAGTTCCATCTGTGCCTTTTAACTCGTACCATTTTTCGCCACCAAACCCTCTTCTCTTAGCTTCTATAGCACCCATCAGCAAGCCAGTACCCAACATAGCTTGACTTAATTTTTTCATATCGCCGTTTGCTATAGCAGCTATTTCTTTTGGAAACAATAAAGATGTAAAGCCTAAAGGACTATGTCTAAACTGAAATTCTATTGCGTTTGCCATGAATCTTGGAAATGGCAACAATCCAGTTGCTAAAAAAGGCGCTTTGTTTACTATATCTACAAAGCCTTTTAAAAGAAAATTATCTGGTGTTAAAGCGTAGGTGAACTTTAATGCATCATCAACCGCTTTTGTAACATCTGCTTGGTTTATTTTTGAAATATCGTTATTTTTTATAACATCATTAATATTAATACCTCTTTTACGCAAAGTATCATCTAATGATGCGGCAAACATACCTCTTCTATAAAAATATTCTTGCATCCTGTTGAGTGTATTTAAGGCATCTACCATTCTTTGCGCTGCAACAAAAGGTTTGCTGTCTGTGGCTTTTGCAACATCAGACGCATAATTATAAAATAACCTATCTTTTTCACCAATAAAATAATCTGTAACAAAATCAGTAATTTCTTTTGATTTTTTTATATCTGTAGTCAAATTTGCAAATAACTTTAAAGATTTTGTATGATCTACAGGTATTGTTTCTTTACCAAATAATCTTCTTATAGGATTAAATGTTTGGTTCAAAACATTATCTAAAATATTTGTTGTGGTGTGCATACCAACTCTACCAATTTGTGCAGTAAAATTACGCATAGAAGTAGCTATTTGGCTGACTAATAAACCTCTTCTTATGTTATCTAAAGCATATATGTTATCTCCAAATTTTCTAATAATTGTTTCTGACCATTTTTCGTTTGGTATGTTATTAGATATGTCATCTGCTATATTTTGTAATTTTCTTTGAGCCACGCTTAATCTATTTAGTCTTTTACCAGAATCAGATGCAGCTATTTTAAATAATTGCAACAAATCAAGAGGATCTTTAATGTTGTTTCTTTTCAAAACTTCATCAAATTTGCCTTTTAACAATGGTGTTTCTTCAATAGAACTTAAAGCATCAAAAATTTGATCTGATATTTGTACTTTTGGGTTTCTTGGTATTCCTAATTCTTGTAATATTTCTATTCCAGCATCAATAATATCTTTATTTAAACCTAAATTTATATCTGCTTGAACATCTGGAGAAGTTTCAGCCAAATCATCTCTAGCATTTTCTGCTAAAGTTCTTGAATAAGTTGCTTTTGATGGCTCTTGTCCAGTTACAGCATCAGCCCAATCATAAATACTCTCTGCTATTTCTTGTTCCTCTTGTAATTCTTTTTGTGTTTGTTTTATAAAATTATCTTGTTGAACTGCTCTTTCTGTCCTAGCTGCAACATTTGAACCAAACCCCCCAAGACCGCCACCAAGACCAGAACCTATAGCACCACCAAAGGCTGCTGATTTTAAATTTTCACCAATATCAAAATTTTCTTGTTGGCCAGCTGTAATTCTTGTTGATTGTCTTATTGCATTATCTGTCGCCGTATAAACAGCACCCTCTAAAGCGCCAACTTTTGCACCTTGTTTTATGCCAGCTTTAGTCGCTTGTTTTACACCCTCTTTAATGCCTTGTTTAATTGCTTGCGTACCAGCTGTAGCTGCTCCAAAAGTTCCAATACCTAAATATGTGCTTGGATCAGTTGATAATCCTTTTATAGCCCTACCAAAACCTGCAAAACTAGCTTGTTTTTGATCGTACATATCCATCAAGTTTACAAAAGCATTTTTTTGTTCGTCTGTTGCTCTTGTAAGTTGCGTTGCTTCAAGACTCATTTTTGGTAAATTGTAATTAAACCATCCCATGTATCGCAAACCATAATCTGCATATTGCTCGTCAGAATCTAAACCTAAAGCATCTTCACCTTCATTCAAAGCATATATTTTTTTTGATGATTCAATCCAGCTTTGGTCTTTTTTTAATTCTTCTTCTGTTAGTTTTGGTTTTTTGTCTGTACTTTTTACAGTACCAGATAAAAAATTTAGTTCTTGTTGTTCAGATATGCGATTTGCAATTTCTTCTTCGGATGCAGAAAAAGGATCAATGCCTAATGATAATGCTTGTTGCGTTTGTGTTTGAAACTGTTTTGTATTTTCAGAAAAAATATTTTTTGCTTCTTGTAAAGTAGGTTGCCTGTTGCTTGTTACTTGTAAAGTTTTGCCTGTTTTTGGGTCAGTTATTTTGTAAGTAGGCATAACATATTAGCCCTTAACTTCTTTAATTATCAATTCAGTATTTTGTTGTCCCAATAAACCTAATTGTTCTAAAATACTTTGTGAATCATCCCTTTTTATAAAATTATTATAAACCAATTTTTCGTAGTTGTTTAAAGAGTCTATGTTTCCATTTAATTTTTCTAATTTTCGTAAAACATTAAGTTCCTCTTGTTTAATTTGCATACTAGGACTTATATCTTTATCTTTAGGTAAAAATGATGTAACTAAAGACAGGCCTTGTTTTGCGTCCATAATGTCAAAAAGCTGTTTAAAAGATTCTGGTATATTTGTATTAGATAAAAAATCATCCATATTATTTTCTTTCCAGGTTTTCCAAGCCTCTTCTTGTTGATTCTTTTTTTCCTTACTTTCTTTCATTTCTTTAAGCTGTATAGCTTTTTGCACAAAATCTTTGTCGCCTTTAAGAGCGCCACCCAAAGCAAATAACATGGTAGCAAGGCCAGTTCTATCTTTTGCTGGTTGAGGTGTCATAGGTGTTATAGGACCTATATTTGGTTGTGAATTTACCATTCCAAAAGGTGTATTAAAATCAAATATCGTATCCATTTATAAAACTCCGTAGTTGACCATATAATAACCATTAGCATCTTTAATTACTGCCTCTGGCATATACTTCATAACTTCTTGTGCAATTACACCTGTTGTTGGATCGTTTATACCAAGCTCTTTAGCTTTGTCATTCCAGTTCCATGTATATACATTGTGTCCATTTTCAGACTTTCCAATATATTTAATATTTTCTTTTAGTCTTTTATCAGATTGTCCTAAGAAATACATACCTGCTAATTGTGCAGCTGTTCCCAGTATATCTCCTGCACCAGATTTTTGTCTGCCAGTTGTGGTGGTGCTAATAAGTGGTGTTCCCATACCGCCTTGTAATAAACTTAGTTGTTGCGGTCCATAACCTAGCGCTCTTTGGAACTCGCCTCTTGA